TTAGAGGATAATGGCAATAAGTAAAGTAGGATTAACAACAGCAGTAACAGGAACATTGCCTGTAGCTAATGGCGGAACAAATTTAACATCTGGATTTGAAAACGGCGGTCTAGTTCATATAAATACACAAACTGTATCTACTGCAGTAAGTTATATAAATTTTGATAATCAACTTTCATCTACTTATGACACTTATATTATTTATTTTCAAAAACTTGGCCATAATAATGCTGGAACTGGGTTTTTAAAAGCACAACTTGGAACTGGTTCTACACCTACTTATGACACAGGAGATGTTTATCAATATGGGTTTATTTATTTAGATGCTGAAAGTGATGGTACAAATACAGTTGCAGGAAGTAGTCAATACACTTCTGGAACTGGGTTTATTAAAATGGGTTTAAGCAGTAGATCATCTGAGCATAATGGCTCAATTATTTTAACTGGAATGAATGAAACTGGAGCTTGGATGAAAGGTATTGAATCTACAGTATTTGCCCATGATCAATATGAAAATACTTTTGAAATGGCTAAAGGTACAGCAGTATATAACAATAGTAGTGCAGCAACATCAATAAGATTCTTTTTTAGTGCTGGGTCAATAGATTCTGGTGTAATGACTTTATATGGAGTATCAAAAACATAATGAAAAAATTAATTAATGGACAAATCGTAGACATGACAGCAGAAGAAATTTCTGCAAGACAGGCTGAAGAGAAAGAATGGAATGATGGGGCTTTTGATAGAGCTATGGAAAACTTTAGATTAAAAAGAAATTTTTTATTAACTCAATCAGACTGGACAGTTTTACCAGATTCACCAATAGCCGACAAAACAGCGTGGCAAAATTATAGAACAGAATTAAGAGATTTAACAAACGGATTAACAACAGTTGAACAAGTAGATGCTGTTACATGGCCTACTAAACCAGGAGCATAATAGATGCTCGGCCTAACTTCTATATCCGGTGCTCCATTATCGACATCATTCTTTAACCCGAACGTTACTGTTAATGTAACAGCTAATGCATTAACTCTTGCAATTGGAAGTTCATCTGCACTAGCGGGAGCATTTGTACAACCAACCGGCAGTCCTTTAACACTTGGTTTTGGATCATTAACTATTGCTGCAGCAGCAAATGTTACACCTACTCCTACACCATTAACTTTAGGTTTAGGCACGATTACAGTATCAGCAGCAGCTAATACAAGTGTTACTGGAAACCAATTGACCATTGGCACAGGAAGTGTTACAATAACCGCAGCTGCGAATGTAAGTCCTACAGGCGTGCCTATGACTCTTACTGTCAATGATCCTGGTATCATTACATGGCAACCTATAGACCCAGGAGCATCACAAACATGGGTTAATATAGACCCTTATTAGGAGAATTATGGCATCAAGTTTTTCAACAAATTCAAAATTAGAGCTTATAGCTACAGGTGAAAAAGCAGGACTTTGGGGTACAATTACTAATACAAACCTACAAATTCTAGAACAACTAGCTACAGGTTATTTATCATCAGCACAATTAGCTTCTGGAGATTTAACTCTAGCACTTGATAATGGTGCAACATCAAACGGTAAAAATATATACATTAAATTAACTGGTACATTAGGTGCAAACAGAAATGTAACCATACCTGATGGCTCTGAAAGAATTATTATTTTTGAAGATGCAACAACAAGAGGTACATCTGCACTATACACAATCACAGTTAAAACTGTATCAGGGACCGGGGTTGTATTACCTATTGGATCTAAATCATTAGTATATTCTGACGGGACAAATGTTAGTCTTGGTATTCGTAACAAAGGATATGTAACCCTAAACTCTTCAACAATCACTGCATATACTGCAGTAGATGGTGATCAAATATTTGCAAACACGACAGCTAACCCAATTACGGTAACTTTACCTGCATCACCAGCAGTGGGATCAGAGGTTACGTTTATTGATGCAAGAGGAACTTTTAACTCTAACAACTTGATTGTTAACAGAAACAGTCAACCAATAAATACAGGTACATCAAACCTGACACTAACCACTAACGGTCAAGCTTTTACATTAGTGTATGTGGATGCAACAAGGGGCTGGGCTTACAAAACTAACACGGCATAGGGAGCAGGGACCATGGCCCTTATTGAATATAATTTCTTACCTGGCATCGATAAGCAAAATACGTCTGCAGGAGCTGAAAATCGTTGGATAGATTCTGATAACGTAAGGTTTAGATACAATCTTCCTGAAAAAGTTGGAGGTTGGTCCTCTTTAGTATCAGACAGTATTGTTGGTGTTGCTAGAAAACAACACGCATTTGTTGATTTAAATGGAAACAGATATGTTGCTCTTGGAACAGATAAATTTTTATTATTATATTTTGAAGGACAATTGTTTGACATAACACCTTTAAAAGCTACATTAAGTTCTTCTACAATTGCAACAGATGGCACAACTGCTGTCTGTACAATAACAACTTCTACATCACATAACTTAGAACCTGGAGATATTGTTTTATTTGATAGTGTAACATTACCAGGTGGTACAGGTTATTCTGCATCAGACTTTGAAGATAAACTATTTCAAGTAACAACAGTTCCAACACCTACAACTTTTACAGTTACACAAACAACAGTTTCTACAGGGTCTGCATCTGGTGGAAGTATTGCAGTCAAGCCTTATGAGAAAGTGGGTCCAGCCGCACAATCTTATGGTTATGGTTTTGGTATATCACAATGGAACGGATCAGTTCCTGGAGCTGCAACATCTAATTTAGATGGAGCGTTGTTAAACGACACCGCTGGTACAGGTGGATCGGGAACTTCAATTACATTAGATGCAACGACAAACTTTAGTTCATCAGGAAGAATATTAGTTGAAAACGAATTAATTTCATACGCAGGTGTATCGTCACCAAACTTAACAACAATCACAAGAGAAGTTGATGGGACAAGTAAGGCAGCTCATGCTGATGGCACATCAGTTGTAGACGCTACAAATTTTTCTGATTGGGGAGAAGCAGTTCTTGCATCAGAAGTAACTCTTGAACCAGGTCTTTGGAGTTTAGATAACTTTGGTCAAGTATTAATTGCAACAATTGCAAACGGTAAAACATTTACATGGAACGCGGGAGCAGCAACACCGTTGACTACAAGAGCTTCTACATCTACATCTAGTTTTTCTACAGCAAATAATCCAACAGCTTCTAGGCTAACATTAATATCGCCAACAACTAGACACTTATGTCACTTTGGAACTGAAACAACGATTGGAACTACGACAACACAAGACGATATGTTTATAAGATTTTCAAATCAAGAAGATATAAACAGTTATACAATCACAGCAACCAACAGTGCCGGTGATTTTAGATTGCAAGATGGTACAAAAATTATAAGTGCAATAAAAGCAAAAGAAACAATTCTAGTGTTTACAGACAATGCATTGTACACAATGAAATTTGTAGGTGCACCTTTTACATTTAGCTTTGAACAAGTTGGTACAAACTGTGGATTGATAGGTAAGAATGCAGTTGTTGAAGTTGATGGTGCTGCGTTCTGGTTATCTCCAAATGGTTTCTTTATGTTTGATGGTACAGTTAAATCACTACCGTGCACAGTAGAAGATTTTGTATATAATAATTTTGATACTACAAAAGGTCAACAAGTTGCAGCAGGTATCAATAATCTATTTACAGAAGTTGTTTGGTATTATCCTTCACAAGGATCTAGCTTTAACGATAAATACGTTGTGTTTAATTATGGTGAATCTAGCAGTTCTAGAATGCCAGGAGGCATATGGTATACAGGAACAGAATCAAGAACATCTTGGATTGATGCAATTGTATATCCTAAACCTTATGGAACAAAATATGACAGCACAGCAAATGGTACTTTTCCAACAGTTGTAGGTCAAGATGGATTAGGTCAAACTAAATTTTTTGAACATGAAGTTGGCACAGATCAAGTCAATGAAGATGGTTCAACAACAATAGTTACTTCTTTTGTAAAATCATATGATATTGATATAGAACAAAGACAAAGAGGTGCAGCAGGAATGCCTTCTGGACCAAAAGTATCTGGTGAATTTTTATTAGCAATGAGAAGATTCGTACCAGACTTTAAAGCTTTGACTGGAAATGCTAAAGTTAGTTTAGGTGTTAAAAGATATCCACAAGAATCTGACACTACAACTGCTTTAAGTCCTTTTACAATAACTTCTACAACTATTAAAAAAGACACTAGAGCTAGGGGTAGATTTGTAAATGTTAAAATAGAAAACGACAGCTCTGGTGAAGAGTGGAGATTTGGTACATTAAGATTAGATATACAGGGAGATGGACGTAGATAATGACAAAAATAAATATAAGAATACCAGAACCTAAACAAGAATACGATGTTTCTAACCAGAAACAAATAAATAGAGCTTTAACTATTATGAAAGATCAGTTAAACTCTACTTTTTTAGATGAGGTAAAACAGGAGCAAGAGAGATTTTCTTGGTTTATAAGTGGCTAATATATACAAAAACGAATTAATAGATTTAACTACCACAGATAACACTGTAATATATACAACACCTGCTGATTCTAGAGCCATAATTAAAAGTATATTAGTATCAGAGGATGCTGGGTCAGGGTCAACAATAACTTTTACTATAACAAATGCTGCTTCTGCAGTATTTAATTTGTTTAAAGACAAAGCAATAGCCTCAAAAGCAACAACAGAGCTGTTAACACACCCTTTAATTTTAGAAGAAAATGAGGTATTAAAGGCACAAGCAGCTGATGCAAATGAGTTACATGTAATTGCATCAATATTGGAGATAAATAGGGATTAATATGTCGTTTATAGAAACAGAAGCATCTTATAGAATAGAGATAATAGATGGGAAACCTGTTAAAATTATTACACCTCAAACAGAAGTTACATTAACTAATATGAAAACAGGACAAGAATATAATTCAGATGCAGAGGCTATGCAAGATGTACAGAATCCTGAAACAGAAACTGTGGCTGATGATATTAAAAGAGATGTAAAAGTTACTGTAGAAGCTTTACCACTTGGAGGTAGCACTAAGTTATGATGAGTCCATACGATCAACAGGTGTACGACGCAGGTTTTAAATACGTACCTAGAAGTGAGTTTTTATTAAAGCCATTTCAGATACCACAAAGTGGTGGTGGAGGTGGTGCAACAGGTCCTGTTCAACCAGGTCTGCCTTCTATAAATATGGGTGGTGGAGGTGGAGGTGGTGCTGCTTACACTGGCGGAATAACTAGTTTAACAACTGATTTTCAAAAAGCGGTAGATGCTAGACAGAATAGACTTAATAATCCTCCCGATAAATTTTTTGGTTTTGATACTATGAGAGATCAACAATTAACTGGAGCAGACGCAGGATTTTATGACACCATTCCTCAAGAACGAACTTTGGCTGGTAACATTCAAAATTTTTTAACACCACAATCAGCAAATCAAATAATCGAAGAAGGGTATACACCAAAAGCAAACATCGGCATACTATCAAATATTTTAGGAAAATTTGATAAATTTGGAACTTTACCTAGAGGTGATCAAGCATTTATTGCAAGTCAAATGGGTTATACCGGTCCAACAGTATTTGGTGATAACCAATCTGGTTTATCTAAAGATCCGTTTGGATTAAATGTTAGATCTGCATTTGGTAATTATGCAGAAAGAGTTGGTAAAGAAGCAACATCTCTTGGTGAGTCTCTTACTAAAAGTGCAGCTAAAAGAGGTTTAACTTTTGATCCATCTAAAGGAGCTCTTGTGGATGCTGCAGGAAATATTATAGATGAAGAGGAATATGATGCAGCAATGAAAGATTTTATTAATAAAACAAGATTGTTAAGAACAAAATTTAATTTTTACACACAACAAACCAAACAAAGAGATCTTGATAGACAAGCTGCTCAAGAAATTCTACAAAGACAAGCTGCTGAACAGGGGAGAGCTGATTTACTTGCAAATAAAAATTTAACACCTGAACAAAGAGCTCAGGAAGAACGTAATATAAAAAGAGTAGAGAGAGCTTATAGAGAAGAAACCGAGGGCAAAGCAGGTTCTTACGGACCCGGTGGTGATTCTGGTCAGCAGTTTGATAGTTCTGGTGCTGAAGTAGGCTACAACGATCCATTTGATCCAGGCGGTGGAGAGAAAGACGGTGGTTTTATCGATGGTACAAACAGAAGAATAGATTTTATGATGGGCGGACTAGCTGACCTTGTAGATATATATGATTGATTATAGGAGAAAAAGACTATAAAAAGGACAAACTATGGCAATTTCAAGAATGAATATGGAAAGACAAATGCGTAATATGGGTGGCATCATGGGTCTCGAAGAGCCAAGACAAGGGTATTTCTTAGGTAAAATTGTAAAGAAAGCTAAAAGAGCTGTTAAAAAAGTAGTTAAATCACCTCTAGGTAAGGCTGCATTGTTAGCAGGTATAGGTTTTGGTATACCAGGAACTAGTATCGGTGGTTTGTTTGGAAGAGCAGGTTTTGGTGGAGCTGCAAAAGGATTGTTTGGTACACAAGGTATTGCACCTTTTGCAAGTAAATATTTTGGATCAGGTTCTAAGTTATCAACTATAGGAGATATTTTTAGAGTAGGCGGTAAAGCAGGAGCTGATGTAAGTGCACTAAGATTATTAGGTGGTGGACTTGGAGCTGCAGCAATCGCTGCACCATTTTTTATGGGTGGTGATGAAGAAGAAGAAGTTCCAGAAGAATCATTCACTGGTCCAATAAGTAGTATTGAAGACATTAGGGGCCAAGCTAA